CCATGACTGCTCAAGCAGGCGTATTTGAACAGTTGCCTGCGGGTATGGATTTCAAAGCTTTTGATCCATCACATCCAAATTCTGCTTTTGATTCTTTCACAACTAGCGTATTAAGAAGTATCGCATCAGGTTTAAATATTTCATATCATTCGCTTTCTAATGACCTTACAAGTGTCAACTATAGTAGTATCAGGCAAGGTAGTTTGGAAGATAGAAGTATGTACCAAATTTACCAACAGTTTGTAATTGAACATTTTATTAATCCTGTTTTTCAGTCATGGTTAGAAATGGCAATATCAACTGGTTATATAAACTTACCAATTAATAAATTTGATAAGTTTGCTAAATCTATTTCATATATTCCAAGAAGTTTTGCTTGGATTGACCCTCTAAAAGAAATGCAAAGTAATGTAATAGGTTTGCAAAATGGAACTGTAACCTATGCAGATATTGCAGCAACTTATGGACGAGATGTTGAAGAATTATTTGAACAACATCAAAAAGAAGTAGAACTAGCCAAACAATATAATATTGAAATGGCATATCAACCATTTGGTGCTACTAAATTACCAGTAGAGCCAAATATTGAAGGTGGTGAAGAAGATGCCTAAGCCAACCGAAGGCATGAAAACCGAAGCACAAAAAGGTTTAGATTGGCGTGAAGAATTTGGACGTGGTGGCACTAGAATTGGTGCTGTTAGAGCAAGACAAATTGTTGCAGACGAAAATCTTTCAGATGAAACTGTTAAAAGAATGTATAGTTTTTTTAGCAGACATGAGGTTGACAAAGAAGCAGAAGGTTTTAATGTTGGCGAAGATGGTTACCCTTCTAATGGTAGAATTGCTTGGGCTTTATGGGGTGGCGATGCAGGTTATACTTGGTCAAAAAGATTAGTAGAACAAATGAAAAATGAAGAAGAAAGAGCAGTATCAGGTAAAGCACTTGCAATGATTGAAAACAAAGTAGAAGAACATAACGAAGAAGTTGGTAATGTTAAATCAAAAAGAACTAACATATCAACCTTATCAAAAGTTTACGAGAGAGGGATTGGTGCTTATAAAACTAATCCCGCTTCAGTAAGACCTAATGTTAGTAGTCCTGAACAATGGGCTGCGGCGAGAATTAACAGTTTTTTATATGCTTTAAGAAACGGAAGATTTAGAAGTGGCAAACATGATACAGACCTACTACCTGAAGGACACCCTTTATCAACAAAAAATAAAGAGGAGAAATCTATTATGCAAGATAAAGAAGATAGACATATCCTCAATGTAAATGAAACAGATGATAGTGTTATCATTGAGTTTTCAAAATATCATGAGGATAAAGAGAATGAAGAAGGTGAAGCAGTAGAAATGGAAACAGAAGGCTCAGAAAGACCTTATCACGATGATGACGAAGATAGAAAAGTGGTAGATATGCCAATGAAGTATAGAACCATAGATTTATCAAGGTCGGAATACATTGATGATGAAAATAGACGAGTTAGAGTTGGCGTTTCATCTGAAGAACCAGTAGAAAGAAGTTTTGGCATGGAAGTGTTAGGACATTCACCTGAAGATATAAACATGGAGTTTATTAATTCAGGACGCGCACCTTTATTGTTAGACCATGACATGGAAAAACAAATTGGTGTTATAGAAGAATTTAAACTTGACGAGACAGCTAAAAGGACAATAGCTGTAGTAAGATTTGGAAAATCTACTCTTGCACGTGAGGTTTATGAAGATGTCAAAGATGGTATTCGCATGAATATATCTGTTGGCTATCGAGTAGATAAACTAGAGCGTTACGAACAAGACGATAAGACTTATTACAAGGCATCATGGACACCGATGGAAGTTTCTTCTGTTAGTATCCCTGCCGATCAATCAAGACTTGTTGGAGTTGGACGTAGCAAACATAAACAAAACACACAAATACAAAAGGTGATAATAGTGGAAAACGAAAAACAAGAAATTAATCTTGATGAAGTTAGAACTCAAAGTGTTAATGAAGCTAAAAAAGAATTTCAAAAAAATTCAAAAGAAATTATTGATTTAGGTGTCAGACACAATAAAAGAGATTTAGCAAATCAAGCTATTTCTGAAGGCAAGTCTGTTGAAGAATTTAGAGGTCTTTTGTTAGAAAATATTTCTAACGATGTACCTTTAGAAACTCCAAAAGATATTGGTCTAACAGAAAAAGAAACAAAAAGATTTAGCATTCTTAGAGCAGTTAATGCTATGGCAAATCCTACTGATAGGAAAGCACAAGAAGCTGCTAAATTTGAAATGGAGTGTAGTGAAGCTGCACAAAGAGAATATGGTAAAACTGCACAAGGCGTGATGATACCTAACGACATTCTAAGAAGTTGGTCGCAAAGAGACTTAAATGCATCAGATGATGCAGGTCTAATTGGACAAGATTTTAGAGGTGGTTCTTTCATCGATGCTTTAAGAAATAATTCAGCAGTTATGCCAATGGCTACTGTATTGAATGGACTTCAAGGCGATGTAAAAATCCCTAAAAAATCAAGTGCTTCAACAGCAGCATTTATAAGTTCTGAAGGCGGCGCTGCGGGTGAAAGTGAAATGACTATCGGCTCAGTAACAATGTCTCCAAAAACTTTAGGTGCTTATACAGATGTCACTAGACAGCTTTTAATTCAATCTTCATTAGATGTTGAAAACTTAATTAGAGACGACTTAGCAAAATCTATAGCTATTGCGATTGATGATGGTGCTTTAGAAGGTTCAGGAAGTTCAGGTAATCCAACAGGTATTACTAACACTTCAGGAATTAATACAGTATCACTTTCAAGTGCTGCTGCTCCTACTTTTGCTGAAATGGTTTCTATGGAAACTGCTGTAAGAGTTGATAATGCGTTAATGGGCGATTTAGCTTATATCGTACACCCAACTAACTATGGCACATTAAAAACTACTGAAAAAGCTACAAATACCGCACAATTTGTTGCTGTTAATGACGAGATCAATGGTTACAAAACTGTTGTTTCTCCACAAATAACTGCTAACAATTACGTTTTTGGTAACTTTAGCGACTTGCTAGTTGGTTTCTTTGGTGGCGTTGACTTAGTTGTTGACCCATATAGTAACTCAACATCAGGAACAATTAGAGTAGTTGGCTTGGCTTCAGTTGATGTAAATGTACGTCATGCTGTAAGTTTCTGTCACGGCTCATAATTAGGTGGTTATGACTACAAGTAAACAGGCGGGGTTAATCCCCGCCACTTTAAATAAGAGGAATGGTATTATGAAATATTTAGTTTTAAGCGATACAGTTGCGGATAAAAAGAGAGTTGCAGCAGGTGATATTATTGAACTTGATGCAGACGAGGGAAGGATATTAGTTTCATACGGAAAAGTAGAAGAATATAAAGGTAAAGAAAAAAAAGAAACTAATAGAAGTGTAGGTTTAGAAAAATCTGAAAACAAACCTTTAAAAAAAAGAACTAAGAAGTAAATCATGGCATTAGAGAGTGCATTAGATTTCAGTTCTTATGTTGATACAACAACAGGACATGGAGTTACAGGCACTTTCTTTGAAGTGCAACAAACCCTATGGGATAGTTTAGGTTTGATTGATGATTTATTTGACATAGATAGTGGTGCTGCAACAAATATCAATTTAATCATAGATCAAGAATATTTTAATATTGAGGGTGGTACTGTTCCCGTAACAGGTTATCAACCAAGAGCAATAATAAAAGCATCAGATGCACCCTATATTTCACAAAATGACAAATTAAGAGTAGATGCTATAACAACCAATAATGGCAATGTTCTTGTCCCACAAACAACATTTTTAATTAGAACAGTAGAGCCTGATAATACAGGCTTTGTTTCTTTAGTTTTAGAGCAAGAATAATGAGCCAATTTATGT